GAACAGTTACAGTAGTATCTGTAGGTGGTTCTAATAAATATTTTATTGATGGAGTACAACAAGATACTTTAGAATTGTTAGAGGGTAATACATATATATTTGCTTATCCATCAGGACATCCATTTAAGTTTTCTACAACTTCTGATGGTACTCATGGTAGTGGATCAGAATATACTACAGGAGTTACACATAATTCATCTACACAAGTTACTATAGTAGTAGCAACAAACGCACCTACTTTATACTATTACTGTGCTTCTCACTCAGGAATGGGTGGAACAGCAAATACACCAGTACCATCTAATAATACATTACAAGTACAAACAACAAATACAGGGGCAGATAATATAAGTGAATCAGATTATGCTGGATTTAATGATGTTCTTTTTGCGGCATCAGGATTTAGCTGGTCTATAAGTAGTGGTAAATTAATAGCTACAATTTAGGATTGCAAAAACTTTAAAAGAAAGGTAAAAACAAATCATGGCTACAGTAAATATTGGAAACATAAAATTTAATTGGAAAGGACCATGGTCTAATTCTACTACTTATGCAGTAGATGATGTAGTAAGTCTTTCAGGATCAAGTTACATTTCTATACAAGCTGGTTCTAATCAAAACCCAGCATCAGCTTCAGCGTATTGGCAACAAATGAGTTCAGCAGGTACTAATGGTACTGATGGAACTGATGTAGGAACAACTTTAACAACACAAGGCGATATGCTTTACAGAGATGGCTCTGGTTTACAAAGACTTCCAAAAGGAACAGCAAACCAAGAGTTAAGAATAAACTCTGGTGCAACTGCACCTGAATGGCATACACCTGCAGTAGTTACTTCTGACATGGTAAAAATATCTTCTGGAACACTTGGAAGTGGAACTGCAAACTGGTCTATTGATGGACACTTTTCATCTACTTATTACAACTATAAGATTTTTGTTAATCAACTAACAACTGGAAATAATGGTGCTACTATATATGCTAGAATGAATACTGGTGGTTCAGCATATACTTCAACAAATTATTCTTGGTCGCAAAATACTCATTATAGCACCTCGCATTCTAATTCAGGAAATAATAATCAAAATATGTTTAGACTTCATCAAAACTCAAATCATGCAGACTATCCATCTTGTGAAGAATTTACAATTTTCAATCCTACAAATTCTGGAAGAAGAACACAACTTTTACATCATGGCTTTGGTCACGACAGTACAGGTGGTGCAACAAATGGAAGTATCGGTGGTGCAACATTAAAAGTAGATACAGCAGTCACGGGTATAACTATATTTTCTGATGGTGGTGGAAACATACTTACTGGTGCAGAATATGTAGTTTATGGAATGAAATAATAGGAGATAAAATATGTCAAAAATAACAATATCAAAACCAAATGGTGAAGAAGAAGTAAGAGATATGACTTCTGAAGAACAAGCACAATATGATGCAGATATGGTACAAATAGCATCTGAAAAAGAAGCTGAAGAAACTGCTAAAGCTGAAAAAGAAACTTTAAAAGCTAGTGCTAAAGCAAAGTTAATCGCAGGAGAGCCATTAACTGAAGATGAAGCTAATACAATAGTATTGTAAATGGATGGTTATGCAATATGACAAAAGCAAGGGATTTAGCTAATATAATTACAGGTGGTTTTACAGCAGATGATATTCCAAATATTCCTGCAAGTAAAATAACTTCTGGTCAATTTGCAGATGCAAGAATAGCAGACTTATCAGCAACTAAATTAACAGGTTCTATAGCAGACGCAAGAATACCTGCTAGTGCAGTATCACAACACGCATCATCTTTTGATGATAATAAAATTGTTAATGATATTTCTACTTTAGCTATTAGACAAGCATCTAATGAAAACAAAGGTGCTTACAATACTAACTCAATGTATGTTGATGTCTTTCAAGATACATCTGGTTATTCGAATGTGGCTAATACTGTAAGAAGTAATGATGAATATATTTTTAGTGGAGCAGCTGGTGCTCTTGCATCTTATGATTATAATGGTGCAAATCCAAAAGCAAAAGTAAGATTTAATGGCATGAATAGTGCTAATGGAACATGGTATGAAATCGATAATGATGGAGATGCTGCTAGAGCAGCTACAAAATATATAATACCAGCACAAGCTTTAGGAACAAATAGTGGTGGTTATGCTAATTATTCAGCAGACAATATGGGTGCTTATATGGAATATGATTTTGGATCACAAATAATTTGGGCTAGTGGTAAATATGATGTAGGCAAAAATAATACTTGGGGAGATGTCAATCAATTTACATTTCAATATAGCACAGATGGCAGTTCATGGACTGCTGTAAATATGGGTAGCATTAGCCAAACAGCATTAAACTTTTCTCCAGACCATGATGGTGGCAATACGACAACTGGTGGAGCTATTACTGGAAATGCAAGTGGAGAAGGATTTTTAACTCAACATTCTACAAGCAAAATTTATACAAGTGTTGTGACATTTTCTGGAGTGCCAAGTATTACTGCTAGATATTTTAGATTAACAATAAATAGTAAGCATGGTGGAACAAATAACGGTAATTTAGGTTGGGGAACATTTGCTCCTTGGTTTGAAGCGATAACAGTATCTGCAACTGGCTCATTTCAAAGCAACGCAATTACAGCTCCATCTTCAACATCCAAGATGGGAGCTATTATTACTTACCAAGACCAAGCTGGAACTAACACTTTAAATACAGATATAGTTTTACAATTATCAGCAGATGGTGGTTCTAATTATTCCACAGCTACAATGACAGCTTTACCTGACTTTGCTACTGGAATTAAAATGGCGAAAGTCAATGATCTTTCTGTGACAGCTGGAACAAGTTTAAAATATAAAATAAGTTTTGCTAATCAAGCTAGTGGTTCTAAAGAAGCAAGGATAAGAGGAGTTAGTTTACAATACTAATATTATGTTATGGCAAGAGTTACAAAAAAAAGAACTACTGTCGAAAGCATAACACTAAAACTTATTTCACAAAAAATAGATCATCTACATAAAGATGTAGAAACAAATCATAAAGATATAATAGCCCTTAAAGAACAAGTAGCTATGGGTAAAGGTGGACTTAAAGTTATTTTTTGGCTAGGTGCTGTAGTAGGTGGAATACTAACAACATTAAAAATAACAAAAGATTATCTATGAGTGATTATGCATTACCATTTACATTTAAGATACAAGAATTAGATAATGGTTACTATGAAGTAACTGTAGTATGTACTGGTTTTCAAACTCCTAATGAAGCAGAAAATTATATTAATACATGGAATAATTTAGTTACTTTATTTCCATGGGAAGATACTCCAACAGTACACTAATGAAAGAACAACCAATAGCAATATCAGATAAAACAAAATTGAGTATGCCTATTGCCAATCTTATAGGTTTGGTAATGATAGTAGCTAGTGTCGTATTTATGTACAGCGAAATTACTGGAAGACTTACATCTCTCGAAACTTCAAGAGAATTATATGATGCTGACCTATTAAAAAAATCTACACAATTACCTACAGATCAAGAACAATATATGTTACTTGAACATTTAGCTAAACAAGTAGAGGGAATACAAGAAGAACTTGCTGAAAATAGAAACAATAATGTGAACCTAAATCGAGCAATGAAAGATATCGAAAAAATGCAAGTTGTGATAGAAGAGATGAAAGATAAAATAAGAAATAATGGTAATGGAACACACTAATGATAGATAAATTTTTAATTAAATTTTTTGAATTTATAGATAATCAAGTACAAAAGATAGAAGATGTATTGACATTTGATGTAGGTCAAGAACTTAAAAAAAAGAAAAAGAAAAAGAAATGAAAGTAGCAATAGTATTTGCTCTATTGATGTTCACACCAGCAGATTTAGAAAATCCAATGGAGTTTATGATAACTGATGGATTATCTAAATGCCTTAAACTAAAGCGTGAGGCAGTAAGAAATACAAATCCTGATAGAATTAAGTGGGTGTGTAAAGAAGTAAAAGCAGAAATAGAAATTGATTCGTTAGGTAAATTACACATAAACAAAATAATAAAGGAGTAACAATATGTCTGATGCTTTAAAAGAAAGAATAAAAAAACATGAGGGATTTGTAAATGAAGTATATAAAGATTCTCTTGGAAAAAGAACAGTAGGATATGGACACCTATGCGTTGAAGATCATTGGGAAGATGGTAAAAAATATTCTGAAGAATTTTTAAGTGATATTTTTAATGAAGACTTTGCTAATGCTAATGGTTTAGCTTTAAAATTAATAGGAGATATTCCATTAAAACAATCTGCTAAAGAAGTAATAACTGAAATGTGTTTTCAATTAGGATTTAAAGTTTCTCGTTTTACAAAAATGTGGGATGCTCTTAAAAAAGATGATTATGCTACTGCCTCACTTGAAATGTTAGATTCAAACTGGTATAAACAAACACCTAAGAGATGTGAATCCTTAGCTAAAATAATGAAAGAGAGTTATTAAATGTGGTTTAGTGCAATCAAGTTAGCTTTAAATGCTGGTACTCATATTTATAAAAATAGACAAAAAACTAAAATGTTAATGTCTGATGCTCAAATGAAACACGCAGAAAAAATGAGTTCAGGTCAATTAGAATACTCAGGCAAATTATTAGAAGCAAGACAGGCAGACTGGAAAGACGAATTTATTTTGGTTTTATTAAGTTTGCCAATTTTAATGTTAGGATTTTCTGTATGGTCAGATGATCCAACTCATATGGAGAAGATGAAATTGTTTTTCGAATACTTTTCTGATATGCCATTTTGGTATCAATCAATTTTTGTGGGTGTTATAGCTAGTGTTTATGGTCTTAAAGCTACAGACTTGATTAAAAGGAAATAATAATATAGGTACAAATTATGGACAAAATTAATATGATATTAGATGACATAAAAAGACACATCAAGAACGCATTTAAAGGGGCTTGGATTCATAATCATAACTTTAAATGTACATTGTGTTGGAAAAATTTAAAGCCCTCTGTATGGCTTTGTATCGTCTTCCTAGCGTTAATTCTAGGTTTGTTCCTATGAAATATATCCTGATATTGTATATGTGTAGTATCAATACAGGAAAATGCCCATCAAATTCTATATCAGGTTATCAATTTGATACTTATTATGATTGTGTTAATAGCGGATATGCTATTGCTCAACAAACTTTTAGAACACTACCTACACTAGAAGAGTATGATATAGAAAGTATTAATAAAAATAAATTAGTTATTAAGTTTGAGTGTAGAGGTCTTAAATCTGAGAATATTTAACGCCCTTGTCCACGATATTTTTTCCATGATCTGCGTTTAGATTTATTCATTTTACATTTACTTGGATTTCTACCTATTGAAGTCTTATGAAAGATAGGTTCATGTTCAAGATGATCTTTAAATTTTCTAGCCATACCAATTATATACTCCCCACATACCTAATAGTACATAAAGAATTTCCATTATGAAACGACCATACCCCTCTTGCTTCGTACTGTTCCACCCCCAGTATGCCCACATGGTAGAAGAAATCACTGCAAGACACCATCCTATTACTTGATAACTAGCTAACTTAAATGTTGTTAGCAAGAAAGCACTTAGTACAGATATAGTTAATGCAATGTACCTAGCTATCTTTGTTTCTAAGTTTTTCCTTAACTTCCAAATCATATGGTAATTTATACTCGCTATGGTTTAGAAGTAAATCCACAAAATAACTAAGCTTTACTGCCACTAATGAGTCAGCATTATCTTCATGCATTACTAATGCATCAGCACTACCCATCCAATTTTTTAATGTTTTAAATCCTGCACCATTCTTTCTAGCTTTAACTTCAATGATAAGATCAGGGTTTTTAATTTGTATATCGTGAGGAAAGTCAATCAAAGCCCCACTAAGAGGTTGTCGTTTTGCTGACAAACCTTTCTTGTTAAAATATTTAACCAAATTATATTCGGTTCTATATCCTTTTTGTTTAGATTTTTTACTCACAAGGATTCTCCATTTCTTCAGGTTGCTTTAATATCTCTTGAATATTTTGCAATCTTAGAATTGGAAAAGCATCCCATGACTTTTGTATATAGAAAGCTAACTGATCTCTTACTGCATAAGGATTCTCTTTTGCAATTTTGTCAGCCATCATATATGCTTCGCCATTAATGTTTTGCTTTAGCAATTTTCACACCTCCTTTCTCGTAATCTCTATTGATTATAATGCGTCTAGCATCTCCAAACTTACCTATCTTTTTTAGGTATTCTTTTTTAATCAAAGCATCTACTACTTTATAAATCTGCGATTTAGATTTGTATCTAGTACCTTGTAAAATATCATCATAACTAGGAGATATTTTTTCTTTAGTAATATACTGCTTGATAAAACTATAAATTGTGTATTGAGTTCGTGTCATTTCTTTTGTTCCATTTCTAGTATCTGTACATACTCATTCAATCTGTCTATTTCTTTTGCTTGTATAAGATTATCTCGTTTGTAATCTTTTAATAGAGCGGTACACTTATCTAACCGCTCCATTAATTCTATTGTTGAATCATTCTGTTCCATAATAAACTTTCTTCCAATCATCATGTTCATCTATTGCATAGTCAAACATAACTAAAACTTTATTGGATTCTTTTATAAATTTATTTCTTTGTTTGTTAATATCTTCAAGTGATCCTTGCTGAATTGGAATACCAAACTTATCAGTAGAACCACCATCAGATATTAGATTCATAACAATTTTTATATCGTTAGTGTTACTCATTAGAAAGGTACATCCTCGTTTGTTTCATTCTCATAGGTCTTATCGCTACCAAAATCATCTATCTCATTCTGAGATGATTTTGATTCGCTCTTAGAATCTAGCATTTCCATTTTACTTTCAAACCGATCAAGATGCACTTCAGCTTGTTTCATTTGTATGCCCTCTTTCTCCCATGTTTTATATGTCAATCTTCCTTGCAATAATACTTTGCTTCCTTTCCTAGTATATTTCTGTAGTACTTCTGCAATCTTCTCATCCCATACAACAACCTTATGCCACTCAGTAAGTTTCTCTCCTTTGATTTTCTTATGTGTCGCAATACTAAGGAGAGCATAATTGCCCCCCTTAGAAGTTTGTTTAATATCAGGATCAGCACCAAGATTTCCTATTAGTGTGATACTATTGTACATTCTTCTCTCCTCCATTAGTTAGTTCATGTAGTCTTGTTTCATATAAAGTTTTTGTTTGTAGATAAACAGCAGGACTTGTCTGCTTTGCTTTACCCATATGTACTTTATACATTTGTCCATATGCTTTTAACTCTTTAAGATTCTTGCTAGAGTTAATCTCTCCTTGGAATGTTTCTAACTTTGTATCATCACTAGCACCTACATTATTTGTTGGTCTAGTATTAGAAGATAAATCCATTTCATCTTCTGAATATACAAAGCCATGCATACCAAGTAGTTTTAAGATTGCTCTATCAACTGCTCTTTTCTCAGCCATAGCATAAGGATAGGAATTTTTATTATTCTTAGGACTTGCTTCTCCATAGGTAATAACTTTTTCCTCACTCCCATTTACTCCGATTGATGCTCTACATTTAATACAAACTATTCCATCTCTTGAATTAGTTTCTATCTCTTCTAGGTCATATCGTATTTTATTTTTTGCACCAGCGATCTCAATAAATCTATGATACATTACCCAAGTTCCATGACAATCCCATAAGCATTGCTTAGGATCAAAGCCAAGTTTCTTTAGGATTTGTTTTACTCTTTCGTCTAGTGGTTTAGCCATCTTACATACCTCCTTTGGTTTCTTCTTTGATGGTTAAGTAACCAGCTTTTGTTCTGCTGATTACAACTCCTCCTCCAACTGCTTTCCTACAGTTATCAGGAATCTTTGCTTTCAAGACTTTGCCCAATGCAGTATTCTCATTTGCAATCTGCTTTGTTTCAACCCATCTTGTAGCATTTGATAAGAATTGATTATCTTTATTCTCATCAAAATTTAGTGATATCATGTCATTGATCTTGATAGCACCTGCAAGTTTAGGTAACTCTTTAGTGTCTATCTTCTCAGGTTCTTTGTTGTCTTTAACATAGGACCAAAAAGATTTCTCAATGTCATAAAGTTTCTTTTGATAATTTTTGTCAGCATCAATCTTGCAATGTTCATGTCTTTGATTGCCAAAGATTACTGATAGCCAAGCATGATTACATTCACTTACCATAAGGTAGTGTTGTATTTGTGGCATATAAGTGCTGATACAATTATCTAAAGTGTTATTAGAATTAGTATGTTTGTATTCTACTATAGCATTATCCGACTTAGAATAATCATCATAGTGTGCAAACATAAATTCTTTTTCTGTTTTTAAATTAGCATGATGAACAGACAATTCGTTTATGTCTAATTCAGATGCGTAGTTTAGGAACATTCTATTTACTGGTTCGGTATGAATACCTAGCTGAACTGCAAGAACTTTTGATAGATCATCAGGTTCTTTTCTGTTGGTTTTTTCTAACCAAAGATCATGCCAATCTCCTCGCATAATTCTTGTGGCATCACTACCACCAAGACCACGATTACGATTGATCTTTACATCTTCAACTGGAGTCTTGATAACTTCTTTTGTTTTCATTATATTCTCCTTTTGTTTATTTGTTATACTCTTTTTGTTTCCATTGTTCAAGCTTATAAAATGTATGTGTTATTTTTCTAAGCCATCCTAAATGGTATTCGTATGGTGCATCTAGTCTATCGGTAAATTCTACTGGTAGTGGTAATCTTGCATACTTATATTTAATTAATATATCTTCCATACAATCTTTGAGTAAGGATGCAGGGTACTTCTGAAGTATTCTAAAGTATTGTTCTAAGCCAGTTTCATTTGGTATATTAATAGAAAAAGTACTAGCAATAGTTTCTAATACAACTGCAATATCTTTTCTAGTACATGGTTGAATACAACTAGCCATGCGATTAATAATATTAGGTGCATCATCATCTATCGTACTTGATGGTACGAATGTTTTGTCTTTGCCCATCAGATACCTTATCTCCCATACTCGCAACATCACTGATTCTTTTGCGTCTTTCTTGAACAGCATTGGAATCATATGGACTGTTGAATGTTTTAGTTTGTCTTCTAGTGTTTGCAAATTGGATTGATCTTCTAATCCAGTTTCTAAAACAAGCATCCCAGTCTGCCTTAACATCTCCATTTGCTTTGTAATGATCTGTGAATTTTTCTTTTTCATAGTTTATATCTACCTCACTTCCATGATTGTTAATGATATAGTCAATACATTGTGGACTTGGTTCGTATTCTCCAACCATTGACTTGTGTTCTAGTAATGCAACATTCATATCTAATGCATTACACCAATTCAAAAAGTTAGATGCATTTGGTATTTGCTTTAGACTCTCCCACTTATTAATGAGAGAGTCAGCAACAC